GCCGCCACCGAGGCCGAGCTCGCGCGTAGCAAGGCCACCCTCCACCAGGCGCAGGCGCAATCGAAGCTCGCCTCGATCGGCCACGACGCGCTCCGCGCCCAGGCCGACGCCGAGGCGAAGCATGCGGCCGCGACGGCAAGCCTCGTGAAGGCGGGGGCCGCGCATGTGGGGGCGGAGACGGATAGGCTCGGCGCGATTACGGATGCGCTCGATGCGCTGGGGCGGGCAGGGCAGGTAGGACCGGCCGCGTCTTGAAATGACGAACGCAAGCCGAGAAGGAATCAATGTAAGCGAGGGAGTATGTCGCTCAATGTCTTCGAGACGGCGCTGAGCAAATCGTCGAGGCGGACAGGTTTGAACAGAAAGCTGTGGCGACGCCGCTCGTCATCGGCCACCTGGAGCCCGTAGCCGGTCACGACGATCGCATTGATCCCCTTTCCAGTGGCGATGTCGGCAATCTCGATGCCGGAGCCGTCGCCGAGCCTCATGTCGGTGAGCACAAGATCGTAGGGTCTTGTGGTGATGAATGACTTGGCCTCGGAAGCAGTCGCCGCATCGTCCACCTTATGGCCGGCTTCCTGAAGCGCGCGCAGCACGTCCCTGCGCAGCAATTGATCGTCTTCGACCAATAGGATGCGCGCCATTGAAGGCTCCTCCCGTTTGAACGCCGCGATGTTATCTTACATTCATCTTACAGAGTGGTGACAATTTGAGGATGTGTGTCGCGGAGCCCTTGCTTCATGCCGGGCCACTGGAATTGGACGCTGTTTGATCGCCCGGGATCGCCACGGCGACACGAAGGCGTGGAGAAGCCGCCTTCACATGGTCATTGTCTCCCCGAGTCCGCGCCTCTCCGCGACCTCCGTGTCGCCGTGGCGATCCCCGTTATCGGGATTCATCTTAAGCGGGTATAGGATCACGCGTGAATCTCGCTAAGCGGGGTGGGGCTCAATACGGATTTCGGTCCCGCCGAGGATAGCCGCCTGATTGCCAGCTTGGGTGCATCTAGCAAATGTCGGTTTACGACCTTGACAACCACGAGGGCACAAGAGTTTGGTTATCCCTCGCGCAGTTTTGCCCGCCAAGCCTCGAACGCTACGATCATCGGTTCCAATCGCGAGGAGGTAGCGATGCGCAAAGGCAACAAGCTGCCGCAATTGTCGATCGCCGGCTCGATATTGGCCCTCATGTGCAGTAGCCCGGCTGCGGCACTCACCATCACGATTGATGACACCACCGACAACGTCGTGATCACCTCGGACAGCGCAAACACGCATGTGAGCGGTGGACCAGAGGCCTCCAGCTTCCAGATCACCGATCCTTTGCTCAATAACCCCGGGACCGGCGTTGCCGCCGTACTTGTCGAGCCGCCGGGCGGCCTGACCGGATTCCAGATTCTCAGCGATGGGATATCTGTCGATCCCACGACGTTCGCCTTGTCTTTCGAGAGCGACACCGATGGGGTGACCTTTACGGCAGTAAATTGCTCGCTCCCTGCCGTCTTCGACTGTATCGCCGAAACCGGCAGCCCCGTCGATGTCGGGCCAATAGTTTATGGTGCGTCATCCGGCATTTCGATCATCGTGACCTCCGACCTCGACCCTGTGCCCGAGCCATCCGGCCTTGCCATCCTCGCATCGGCGCTCGCAGGCATGGTGGGACTCACGTGGCGGCGTCGCGCTCGCATCGATCGCTGGGACTGATCAAGCTCGTGGCTGGCCCGCGGCAAACGCGCCGCAGCCCGGCAGGTATTGCAATCGTCCTTGGCTGCGGAGAATAGCGAAGAATAGTATTAGCGGAGAATAGGGGTCTGTCCGGTCTGTCCCCTATCATCCTATTATCACGCTGGTATTATCACGCTGGGGAGGGCGGGGCCGATCGGGCTTCAGTGCGCGATCGCCTCAACACCCTCCTCGTCATTCCCGCGCAAGCGGGAATCCACCTGTAACGAACGGCGCGACAAGTAGGGATCATCACGGCGGCGCGGAGAAACCGGACCCACGGTCACGGTGCATCACCCGCCCGCGCCTCTCCGCGACCTCAGTGTCCCCCTGGTGATGCCAGTCGCTGGAGCTTCCGCCACCCGCAACTAGCGCCGCCGGCGCAGCCAGGCCAAGCCGAGCAGTGAGCCGCTGAGCAGCAGGAAAGGCGCCGGCTCGGGAATGAAGAGCCTCAGGGTCGATCCGTTCGGGACAAGGATCGTCGCGGTGTCGAGGTTGCCGAGGTCGGGATCGAGCGCCTGGAGTGCCGCGGAGTCAGCCGCAGGGCTCGACTCCGAGACGATGTCTGCCTCGAGAACCGTGAGCGTGCCGCCCGTGTTGTTGGTGATGTTGACATCGGCCGGCACGTCGCCGGAGGTCTCGTCGAACTCGAACCCCTCGTCGTGGATGGTACCGCTGCCGGGGAGCTCAATCTCGACGAAGACATCGAAGAAACTGTGCGCCGGGAAGCTCATGTTCGGGTCGATCGTGCCGGCGATCGGTCCGCCTCCGGCATTGGCGCCGTCCTGTTCGGTGATGGTCGGGCTCGTCTCTGGCGCGGCGCGCCCAATCGCGGGCGCGAGAAACAAGGCGCAAGCGACTGTCGCAAAGAGAAGGGACTGGCGGCGCGGCATGGGAAGGCCCCTTTCGCAAGGTCTGGATCTGTCTCAACCGTAGATAAGCAAGAAGCGTGCCGATGCAGCCGTATCAAGGACATGGCCATTTTTCCGACGACAGTTGTAAGGATTCGCGACGATTCTCTTTATAGGACTTCGAAAATCTCCCGCAACCGGCTGATGTTTTGGCGTTCCTTTGGCTGAACACCCGTACGCTCGGTCGACGTTCGCGAATTTGGGTGCGGTCGAGCGAAACATGCAAGAAATCAGTGAGTTCAGCGGGCTTGGATCGAGCGAAGGAAGGGCCGGCGCGTCGGAAAAGCTGACAATTTGCCGGTGAGGCCGTGCGATGCCCGATGGCTCACGGAAGTGTGACCGCCGTTGCCTAGGCGCTACATCGCATCGTCATTCCCGCGCGGCTTGTCCCCGTCCCCGCGTACGCGGGGAAAGCGGGGAGCGGAAATATCCATAGCTGACTATGCGCTGGCGGCAAGCCGTGACGAGCGCGCATGGAATCACCACGGTGACACGGAGGCGTGGAGAAGCCGCCTTCACGTGGTCATGACATCTCCCCGAGGCCGCGCCTCTCCGCGACCTCCGTGTCGCCGTGGTGATTCCCGCAACATCGAAAAAAATCTGGAGGACCCCGATGCCAGAAAGCAACGACCCACGCGCCCAGATAGCATCCCTGGCGGGCACTACAGTTCACACATGGGGATAGCCCTCCGCCGGTCCTCCTTCGGCGTTCAGGCGACCTCCGTGTCCGCGTGGTGATCCCTCTCGATAGACCTTTCATCAAGCGCGATCAGCGCAGCTGCGACGGCTTTGTCGCCGGCCGGAACCACCTGTGCCCAGGCGCAATCTGGAAAAGAAAATCTCATGCTGTTCTACCCGCTCTATCAACGTTCGCTCGCGGCCTCCCTCGACTCGCCGTCGCCCTTAAGGCGGTCCGGCAAATCGGATGCAACGCAAGGCGGCCCATTGGACGCACCGTCGCTTCTGCCCTTCGGCGCGCTTCCGGGAATTGACGCGCTACTTGGAAATTCGCAACCAATTGCGCCTCCCGCTCGCGACGACCAAGTTGCGGCAGCAGGAGACCTGCCATGCCAAGGCTTGCCCGGTGGCGGGGGTTGCCAATCGGGCGGGAGCTATGGCACCACGGCGATGTACAATATTGGTGGTCGAAATCTTTGCCTGAGTTGTGCGATAAAAGACACTGGACTTGGAGGCATGCCCGGCTCTTACCAAGCGGAATCCCTCGCTCCCTACCTTATCAGGCCTATTAAGTGAAGGGCCTTTCGCGCATGTGGGATCGCAAGACTTTGCTCGCGAGGCTGGCTGTCGGCGACATCTTTCATGCGGTGAGCCCAAGTGCGCCGAGCATGATTTGCCTCATCACCGCCATGTCTGAGGGGACGTTCGAAGCCAGGACGGTGACGCACCAGTTTCATTTCACATTCGACCGGCAAACGGGGAAGGGCGTGCCGCATCGCGAGGATCCCCGGTTCGACTTTGAATGCACGATCGATTCGGTGTCACCCCTTCCCGTGGATATCCACAACACCTTGCTGGGCCTCGATCGAAAGATGAGGCTGGCGCATGATTCGGAGTCTTTCAAATTGGACGGTGCCGAGCGGCAGGCCTTGATCTTCGTCGGGAGATTCTATCCGGAACATCCCCTGCCGCTGGAGTGACGAAAGCGCCGTCAGCGACGGCCCGATACAGCTCACGCGACGGCAACTAGATCGCCGGTCAGAGCTTAATTCATTCGTTTCTTTCACCGTCACCCGCGCGCCTCGCGCGGGCGGCGCCGGCCTGTTGCCGGCTGCGGGACCCGGCCGCAATCCGGGCAGCATTGCAAGGAGACAGCATGTCGTTGACTGAAACGTTCACACCCGAGGAGCAGCGCTATTTCGATACGCGCGGCGAAGAGGCGCCCAAGCCGGCGGATGCCGGTGGCGACGCCGGTAATGAGGGCGCTGAGGCGCCTTCGAAGACCGAGCAGCAGGCGACCGACGAGCCGAAGAGCGGGCAACCGCTACCCAAGCCGAAGTTCGTACCGCACGAAGCGCTCCATGAGGAACGCGAGCGGCGCAAGCAGGCCGAACAGCAGAACGAGCGGTTGAGCAGGCGTCTCGATCTCATCCTCGATCGCGCCACGGCCAACGCGGCGAGCCAAAACGGTACGGCCGAGACCGCGCGCGGCGCGCAAGCCGATGCGATGCCGGATCCCGAACGCGATTCCGCGGGCGCCCTCAAGTGGATGCAGGGCAAGATCAAGGAGATCGACGAGCTGAGGCGGGGTGCGGAGCGGGATGGGGTCGAGGCGCGCGCGAACCACCAGACATTGACCGACGCGGCCAATCTCGAGGCCCAGTTCGCGCTCGAGACGCCCGATTACGCCGATGCCGCCGCATTCTTGCGGGCGACGCGCGCGCTCGAATACGAGTCGATCGGCTATGCGCCGGTCGAGATACAGAGCGCCCTCGATCGCGAGTCTTTCACGCTCGCGCAAGTGGCGCTCCATCGCGGCGAGAACCCGGCCGCCTTGGCCTATCGCCTTGCCCGCACCCGCGGCTGGCGCCCGAAGCCTCCAGCGGCCGCGAATAAGCCCGCGCAGCAAGCGGCGGCGCGGCCAACCACCGTCGAGCGCCTCGCGATGACGCGTGCCGGCCAGGAAGCGGGCCAGTCGCTTGGCGCAGCACCCGGCACGCCGCCCGCAGGCCCGATGACGGCCGAGCGCGTCGCCAAGATGTCGGATGACGAGTTCAACAGTTGGTACACGAAGGCCTCGCCGTCCCAGCGCCGCGCGGTACTGGGCGGCTAGGTGCTGCGGGCACCAACGCCGGCCGGCCGGCGAGGTTTGTCGGATATTTTGCTCAATCGCCGCGGTTCTGTGACCTTTGCAGCATCCGACGGCATACGCTATCGCCTTGATTGCCCTTACGTGGTAGCGTGCCTGCGTCGAGCGTCGGAGACGCGAACACGCGGAGGGCGAGCGCGTTCGCGATCTGCCTCGACCGGTAACCGGTACAAACGGGGCATGGTTCGACGGTCAGCGGGTGGGCCGCGATGAGACGCATATTGCTGCTCGAAGACGACGAGATGCTGCGCGAAAGCGTGGGTGCCAACCTCGAGGACGCCGGCTACCAGGTCGACTATGCCGCGTCCGCTGCGGCGGCAGGGGAGCTGCTCGACCGTGGCGGCTACGATCTGCTTCTTGCCGACATTAAGGTGCCGGGCGGCACAGGGCTTGATGTCGCCGACCGGGCGGCCGCGAAGGGGGTGAAGGTGCTGATCGTGAGCGGCTACGCCTTTGCACTCTCGCGGCCCGATCTCATGCGCTACGACTGCCTTCAGAAGCCGGTGGGGCCCAAGGAGATCCTGGCGGCCATCGCGGACAAGATCGGGGTCGCGCGGGCGTAGGCCGATCAGGAGGAGCCAGGGATCAGGAGCCAGGGACCAATCAGGAGGAGTCAGGGATCAGGAGCCAGGGACCGATCAGGAGGAGTCAGGGATCAGGAGCCAGGGACCGATCAGGAGGAGTCAGGGATCAGGAGCCAGGGACCAGGAAGGTTTTTCTACCTGGCTCCTGATCCCTGATTCCTGACTTCTGATTTTCTACCTGGCTCCTGATCCCTGACTTCTGATCTCCGGCCGGCCGAGCCGTCATTTCGGCCTTCGCTTCCGCCCGGCGCACGGGCGGTTCGCGGCCCCGGCGACATGGGGCATCGACGCAAACGAACCCTTTCAACCCATGACGCAGGAGTTTCCATGGCTCAGACCAGCTATGGGGTCAATGACCCTCTTGCCGTAAAGCTCTGGTCCAAGCGCCTCGCGGTCGAAGCTTTGAAGCAGACCTGGGCGGCCAAGTTTTTCGGCGAGACGTCCGACGCGCTCATCCAGATCAAGGACGAGACGCAGAAGTCGGCCGGCGACAAAGTCACTTACGGGCTCAGGATGCAGCTCAACGGCAGCGGCGTCCAGGGCGACGGCACGCTCGAAGGCAACGAAGAGTCGCTCACCACCTACTCGGACGCGGTGCTGGTGAACCAGCTCCGCCACGCCGTGAGATCGAGTGGGCGGATGTCGCAGCAGCGCGTGCCTTTCAACATCCGCGACGAGGCCCTTAGCGGGCTAAGGGACTGGTGGGCGGACCGCTTCGACTACGCCTTCATCAACCACATCTGCGGCTACACGCCCCAGGCCGACACGCGCTGGACCGGCAACAACGCGCCCCTCCAGGTCGACGCCGGCCACCGCGTCGACGTGGCAGGCGGTGCGGCCGACGAGGCGCTCATCGCGGCGAACACGTTCACGCTCTCGGTGCTCGACCGCGCCAAGGAGCACGCCAAGACGGCGACGCCCGCGATCCGGCCGGTCAAGATCAAGGGCAAGGAGTACTACGCGGCGTTCCTCCATCCCTATCAGGTCACGGACCTCAGGACGAACACCGCGAGCGGCCAGTGGCTCGACATCCAGAAGGCGGCCATGACCGGTGGGGAGATCGAGGACAACCCGATCCTGGATGGCAGCCTCGGTATCTACAATGGAGTCATCCTCCACGAGGATTACCGCGTGACCCAGGGCGTCGTCAGCACGACGCCGGCCTCGGCCGTCGCCAACGTGCGCCGCGCCGTGCTGTGCGGGGCCCAGGCCTGCATGCTCGCCTTCGGGCGTGACAACGGGCCCGACCGCTACACCTGGGTGGAAGAGCTCTTCGACTTGACTGGCGTGAACGACGATCGGCCGATTGCCGCCCGCGCCGCCTAGGTCCTTCGCGGAGCAATCCGCGTCGAAAACCGTGTGAATTCGGTGAAACCCCTAACGTGAAGACGAGGGCGACACCGAGCCAAGCCCGCGCGCGAAGCGCGGGAAGGTGTAACGACTATCCCTTATGGGAGTAGGGGCAAGCGCCCCGAAGCGCACGGCCCCCGCGATGCTGCGGGGTGATGAGATAGTCTGCTCTGCATGGAGACATGCAGCAGCCGGCGCGCGACCCGCGCGCTGGCGGTCGAGGCCTCGCGAACCTCGGCGAACATCGGGACGAGAACGAGCTCGGCGTCTCCGCCGGCACGATCTTCGGGCTCAAGAAGACCCAGTTCAACAGCCAGGACTTCGCGACCATCGTGATGTCCAGCTGGGCCGTCGCACACTGAGGAGGCCCCGACATGGCAACCTACAACGCAACGCGGATGGCGCCCGGCATCCAGCCGAAGTTCCTTCCGACCGGCGACCTCGCCGTCTTCTCCCAGTTCCAGACCACGGCGGGGCTCGCAACCGGCGACGTCATCAACATGATGACCGTGCCCGCCGGCGCCTACATCACGGGTGTCACCTTCGACTGCGACAAGCTCGATTCGAACGGCTCGCCCACCATCGTGCTCAACGTCGGCGACGGCACCAACACCCAGCGCTTCATCAAGAACTCGGCCATCGGGCAGGCGGGCGGCTTCGGCATCCCGAACGTGCCGGCGGTGCTCGGCTTCCAGTACCAGGCCCTCACCACGATCCTGGTGCAGGTCGGCACCGGGGCGGCGACGGGCGTCGTCGGTGCCTTCATCCGCCTCGTGCTCAACTACTCGATGGATCCGACCTGAGCCGCAATTGAAGTTCACCACGGCGGCAGTGAGACAGTGAGAAGGGATTTCTGGCGCGAAGCGCCGATTTCTCTTCCTCACCGTCTCATCTTCTTCTGTTCGACCCGACCAAGATTTCACCACAGAGGCAGTGAGACAGTGAGAAGGGATTCCTGGCGCGAAGCGCCGATCTCGCCTTCTCACTGTCTCATTGCCTCTGTGGTTAACTTTCCTTCAATAGGAGATGACGATGGCGAAGTTTCGCAAGGGCACCTCGGGGTCGCCCTTCCACAAGGAGGAGATTCACAAAGGGCGGCGCGCTGGTGCGGGCATGGTCGCGCACGCGGGTCCCGGGCGCGCGGCATTGCGCACGCGGCCCGAGGGCTCCGGCATGCCGCAGCCGCCGGCCTTCGGCAAGACGCGTGGCGTCAAGACCTACGCGGGCAAAGGCGAGGAGTAAGTGCAAGTTTCACCACAGAGGCAGTGAGACAGTGAGAAGAGATTCTTGGCGCGAAGCGCCGATTTTGCTTTCTCACTGCCTCACTGTCTCTGTGGTTGTGTTTTCTTCACTAGGGCCTGAGCCATGACCAGCTACGCCGACATGCAGAACCGGATCGCGGACGAGCTCGGCGCGCGCGCCGATCTGCTCGTGCCCACGCCGGGCAGCAACACGGCCTTGGGGCCGATACCTGCCGCGATCCAGACCGCGATCGCGCGGTGGGAGCGTCAGCACTTCTACTTCAACGAGCTGCGCCAGGCGAACGCGTTCACGACCGCCCAGGGGCAGGAGTTTTATGGTGCCGCCACCGCACCCGTCGCGGCGGCGCTCATCGCCTCGTTAGCGCAGCTCGACAAGGCGACCATCACCGTGAGCGGCAACCGCTATACGCTCAACCCGCGCACGAACCAGTATCTCGAGGACGTCTCGGTCAACCCCGCGGTCCTGGGACAGCCGATCGACTATGCCTATTTCGCCGAGCAGCTGAGGCTCTATCCCATCCCGGACAACGCCTATCCGATCGCCCTCCTCGGCACCGAGCGGCTGCCGCCGCTGGTCAATCCCGGCGACACCAATTCGTGGATGACGGACGCCGAAGCCTTGATCCGCACCGAGGCCAAGCTCGACCTCTACGAGAACACGCTGCACGACGCGGCGATGGCGGACCGGATGCGTAGGCTCATCCACGGCGATCCGCCCGTCCCCGGCGCGCGCGGCTACCTCTTCGACCTCAAGGCCGAGACCGCGCGGCGCATCCCCGAGGGTGGGCGCATCAGGCCGACGTATTTCTAGAGCTGCGCTTCACCACGGAGGCAAGGAGGGCACGGAAATGGAAAGTTGAACCACAGAGGCACAGAGACAGTGAGAAGGGATTCTTGTGCGCCTTTGGCGCGCAGGGCTTTCTTCTCACTGCCTCACTGTCTCTGTGGTTTAAATTCTCTTCTCCGTGTCCTCCGTGCCTCCGTGGTCAAGCTTAGGTCGCCGCATGGATTCCCGCTTGCGCGGGAATGACGATGAATGGATGGCAAATCTTCTCAATCTGAAAACGCACCAATGCCAACAATTCCCATCACCCTCCCGGTCGCCGAATGGGCGCCCGATCTGCCGGCGTTCCAAGAGGGCGCGAGTGTCAACGTGCGCAACGTGGTGCCGCGCACCCCGCTCTCCTACGGGCCGCTCTCCTCGCCCGCCCCATATTCGAGCGCCCTCAACAAGCGCTGCCAGGGCGCGTACGCGGCACTCGATTCCGCGGGCAACGTCTACGCCTTCGCGGGCGACGCGAACGACCTCTATCAGCTGAGCCCCGGCTCGGCGAGCTGGGTAGCGAAGAGCAAGAGTGCGGGTGCCTATTCCTGCACCGCGGATCAGCGCTGGTCGATGACCCTTTTCGGCCCGCGCGTGATCGCTTCCGATTTCACCGACCCGATCCAGGCCTTGATGATCGGAGCGGGCGGCAATTTCGCCGACCTCGCGGCATCGGCCCCCAAGGCGCGCTACGTCGCCGCGGTCAAGAGCTGGCTCGTCGCCGCCAACACCTACGATCCGACCAACGGTGCCGAGACCCAGCGCGTGTGGTGGAGTGCGAACAACGATCCGACCAACTGGCCGACGCCGGGGACGGCGAGTGCGGCGCAATTCCAGTCGGACTATGTCGATCTCCTGGGCGACGGCGGCCTCATCCAGGGCATCGTCGGCAACCTCGGCACCGCGGACGGTGCGGTGTTCATGGAGCGCGCGATCTGGCGCATGGTCTACGCGGGGCCGCCCGCCACCTTCGACTTCGCGCCGGCCGAGGGCGTGCGCGGCACGCCGGCGCCGAGCTCGATCGTGCAGCTCGGCTCGCTCGTCTACTATCTCGGCGAGGACGGCTTCTATGCCTTCGACGGCACCGCGAGCCAGCCGATCGGCGTCAACAAGGTCGACAAGACCTTCTTCGCCGACCTCGACCAGTCGAACATGCACCGCATCGTGGGTGCCGTCGACCCGATCAACAAGCTGGTGTTCTGGGCCTATCCGGGTCAGGGCAACAGCGGCGGCAACCCGAACCACCTCCTCATCTACAACTGGGCGCTCGCACGCTGGTCGATCGCGGACGTGGGCTGCGAGTGGCTCGTGCGTGCGCTCTCGTTCGGATACACGCTCGATCAGCTCTATACCGTGCTCGGCTATACGCTCGACAATCTGCCGTTTGCGCTCGATTCGCGCGTGTGGACCGGCGGCAACGTGCTGCTCGGCCTGTTCGACAGCGCGCACAAGCTCAACTTCTTCACCGGCACGGCGTTGGCGCCGACGGTGGATACGGCCGAGGTGCAGCCGTTCCCCGGCCAGCGCACGTTCTGGCGCAACGCGCGCCCGCTCGTCGACGGCGGAACTCCACTGGTCGCGATCGGCAAGCGCGAGCGCGTCACCGATGCGGTCGCCTATGCTCCGCCGGTCGCGATGGGCGCCCTCGGCACCTGTCCGCAGAAGGGAAGTGCCCGCTACGTGCGCGCCGAGGTGACCTTGCCCGCGGGGGCTGCCTTCACCCACATCCAGGGCGTCGAGCTCGAGGCGACACCCGCAGGCTGGCGATGAGCGGCCTCAACCAGGGGGCCGCCGCCGTCCCCGCCTTCGAGCCCGACGAGCGCGAGCATCGCCGCAAGCTCGCGCGTGCGGTCAACACGATCACGCAAGGCAAGATCAACTGCACGCTCGACGTGACGCTCACCGCGAGCGCCGCGACGACGGTGATCAACGATGCGCGCATCGGCTTCTACTCGGCCGTGGTCCCGGCGATGGCGATGACCGCCGATGCCGCGGCGGATCTCGCCGCCGGCATCTACGTGACCGGGCTTCAGAAAGGCCAGGCGACGCTCAACCATCGCATCAACGCCGCGACGGACCGAACCATCCGGTTCCTCATCCTGGGCTGAGAGCAATTCTCGGTTAGATGGAAGCCGCCTTAGTGCGTTTTGAGATTGAGAAAACTTGCCACCCATTCATCGTCATTCCCGCGCAAGCGGGAATCCATGCGGCGCTCATGACCCCCGCTTTCACGCGATGGGATGCGCACATCTCTATAAAGGGCTTCGCTAAGCTAAGCCCCTCGCCCGCAAAGCGGGGGAGGGAGGGGCCCGCTCACTCTCGCTCAACAACACAGGAAACATGTCATGCTGTTCACCCCGCTCCTGCAGCGGATGGGCGCGGCGTCGCTCGCGTCCCCGCTCGCCAATCTCTCCCAGCCCGGCGCCTTCGGTGGCGCGCAAGCCGGCCAGATCGGGCCGGGCGGGATCAACCCGGCGCCGGTACTTTTGGCTGCACCCATGAATCGGCCGACCATGGCGATGATGCCGCGCATGCGCTTGGGTGCTGTGCGCGGTCCCGCACCGTCCGGATTGTCGGCACTCGATCCTCAGCGGTTTCAGCAATGGCTGCAGTATTTCCGTTCGCTGCGACCCGACGCGAACCCTTCCCAGCCCGGGCTCGCCGCACCCAGCACCACGGAGAATGCGGACCCCGACCGCTGATACGATGTCGACAGCGCTCTTGGCTGTTCCGGCGGAACGGCTGTCCGAGGTCGCGGCAGGCGCAATGCCGTTGATCAAGGCGATGTGCGAAGGCAGCAACGGAAAATATGCGCCGGCCGACGTGCTTCGCGCGCTCGCCGCGCGCGACTTTCAGCTTTGGCTCGCGCGCGGTCGCGGCGGGAACGAGGCCGCGGCAGTGACCGAGATCGTCGACTATCCGCAGAAGCGCGTGTGCCGGCTGATCGGTGCCGTGGGCCGCGACATGTCGAACTGGATCGGCCATCTCGCGGCACTCGAGACTTGGGCCAAGGCCCAGGGCTGCAGCGCGATGGAGCCCGTGGCGCGGCCGGGCTGGGAGCGCGTCCTCAAAGGCCGCGGCTACCGCAAGACGCACGTTCATCTCGAGAAGGAGCTTTAGGCCATGAAATGGTTTCCCGGCGCGCCGCCCGATCGGGCCGCGGGCCTCTGCCGCTTCGGTGGCGGATCGCAATCGGGCAGCACCACGACGGTGCAGAAATCCGACCCGTGG